GTGGTAGCAGGGCTTTCAATTGACACCATTATTTTTGAATATCAAGCATATATGGGCAATACTGGTATATTAGATGATTTAACTATTGAATTTGAAAAGATTGGGTACACTAAATCATGGTTAACTAACATTGATGTTAAGTTAGATAAAATAAAGGATATAAAATGATTAAGAAATTTTTTAAAGATATTACTGGCATAACTGCCAGGGAAGAAGCAAAAATCGAGAAAGATCGTTTAGAATCAGCGCGAAAAAAACAAGAACGTGCTGAACGTAAACGTCAACGGCAAGAGAAAATCAACACATCGCTGTCTGAAAAAGAAATTGCTGATAAAAAACAAGAACCATGGGTAGATGTAATTGGATTTAAAGTCAATCAGGAAAATATCAGAAATGGTTTTTATGAACTTGATTGGAATGATTATTTTATTCTTCAATTAAAACAAGAAGGATATGGATTTGATGGTGATCCAGATGAAGAAATTGTAGCTAGATGGTTCAGGGAGATTTGCCTTAATGCTGCAGCCGATGTTGGTGTAGATATGACTGATCGGTCATCTGGATATATCAATGTAACAAAGCTGGCCGATGGTAAAGCTGAAGTAAAATAATTAACACACCGAAATAAGGATATTTCATGACTTATATTATAGTCGATTTGTCTAACACGTTTTATCGTGCTAGACATGCAATTAGTGGCTCTTCAGACATAAAACTCGGAATGGCATTTCACATAACATTTCATAGTATCAAAAAAGCATGGCAGGATTTTGATGGTAAACATGTAGTCGTATGTCTTGAAGGGCGTAGTTGGCGAAAGGATTATTATGAACCATATAAACGAAATCGGGCAGATAATCGTGCCGCAATGACACCAAAAGAAAAAGATGAAGAAGAATTATTCTGGGAATCTTTTAATGAATTAAAAGCATTCATTACTGAAAAAACAAACTGCACTGTACTACATCATCCACAATTAGAGGCGGATGATTTAATTGCTGGGTTCATTCAAAATCACCCAGAATCAAAACATGTTATTATAAGCACTGATAGTGATTTTCAACAGTTAATTGGACCAAATGTTAGTCAATACAATGGGGTTGCAGATCATCACATTACACATGAAGGATACTTCGATGCAAAAGGTAAACCCGTATTAGATAAAAAAACTGGCGAACCTAAAAAACCGTTGGATCCAGAATGGATGCTGTTTGAAAAATGTATGAGAGGAGATACCAGCGATAATGTATTTTCAGCATACCCAGGTGTTAGAACTAAAGGTACTAAAAATAAAGTTGGGTTGACCGAAGCATTTGCTGATCGTACTAATAAAGGATATGCATTTAACAATTTAATGTTACAACGATGGACTGATCATAACGGTGTTGAACACCGGGTATTAGATGATTATGAACGCAATCGTCAATTAATAGACTTATCAGCACAACCAGAACATATCCGTACAATAATAACTGAAACAATCAATGAAAATTCAAAACCAAAAGAAATAACCCAGGTGGGTATCAGATTACTAAAATTTTGTCAATCGTTTGATATGAAACGAATGATGGACAACATTCAGCAATTTGCTGAACCTTTTCAAGCCAGATATACAGGAAATTAATATGAACAAAGATAGAGACCCAACAATTGAAGAGCAAGAAGAATTGTTACAAATTATCAAATTCACACCAAGACAATACAAAATTGAAATCGTGGGTCGTGGTGGTGAAATTGTTATTGGTAAAGTAGATCGTGCAGCATATGACTATCTTGAAGATAATGGTATCGATATCAGTGATTTCATTGATGATGAAGATAACGATTTAGAAGTCCCAGAAAAATTTCGATTCATTCAAGACGGTTGCTGGTTTGAACTAGACGATATAGCACATGAAAATGGTGCATCGATGGATGACTTAAGTGATATCATCGTGTATGATGAAAAAGATAATGAAGTTTGGAGACATTCATTAGATCAAAGTTCATTAGAAGATGACGAGATTGGTGTGGAAGAAATTGAAGAATGTTATGTTTCTGAAAAACTATCAAATGGTGAAGTTGCATTTATTGGTCAATCATTGGAAAACGGTTTATTTTTTGGTGGTGAATTTACACTACGGGATGAATTTGATCCTACCAAGATAAAGATCGAATATAGTGATATCGAAGGATGGGCAATCTTTTCAAGTGTTCAATATAATGGCGAATATGTTGATACCGTTGAATATGATACCAATGGGAAAGGAATGGATTTTCAATTGGTATTAATTGAAAAATAAGTGTTGACACATTGAAGTTAGTGTTTTATACTTTAGTTCTTTTAAAACATTAACTTTTCAACAATAGAGGAAATAATTCATGTCAGCTATAATCACAGATGAAATTACCGATGCAATCAGTAAAAAAAATGCTGTACAAAGACGAAAGTTGGATCGAACTCCTTCGCTCATTGATCGTTTGAATATCAAAGGCAAATATGAGAATCATAAATTAGCAAAAGTATGGGCATGGCGCAACCACGATCATGGTGAAGTATTTGCCAGTTCATTAGAAGTGGATTACATCGCATTCAACCAACACATTCTCATCGAAGAAAATCCAGAGCTGGTTGCAAAACTGACACGGATTGGTTTTGCACCACAAGTTGGATTTCCAGATGAAGAACAATTTAAAAATTTTGCACGTGTTATGTATAACAAAAAACATAACATTGCAATAACTCTATATCAACCAAAAAAAGGCGCAGCTATCAAAACCGCTTACGAAATTATGCGGAAATCACAGTTTGATGGTACAACTGGTATGATGATATTTTTGGCAGCATTGGAAGTTTTATTTAAAAAATAATCGAGGATTTATGACTAAGGAATGGTTTCAGAATATACCGAGAAAAGGGATTTTGTGCAAATGCAGATATAATAAAGACGGTGATCATTATAGAATAGATGTTATCACACGATATAATGATCACCCACTTTCTGAATTTAGATTTAGAAATAATGAAAAATATTATGCAGATGCAGTGCCATTAACGGTTGATGAGGTATTAAATTTGACTTATATAGAGGATTATGATGAGTGAGATTCATGCGAAACCAATAGTTGATGGTAAACTGTGGGTTGTTGAGCAAGATGGAGAAAAAGTTGCAACATTATCCAAACAAGAAAATAACAAATTTAAATTAAGTGGAAATAATGGAGAACTATGGTTTGATGAAGAAGATGAATTATTGTCTAAATTTGGCAGTAAATTCTTTTTATCTGAAAACACATTTAAGGTTGCATTAAACCAAAATGAATGTCATGGGTTTCCAACAAAAACTAAACCATACAATACAATGTATGATGTTAGACGTAGGTTACCACTTTATACAAAACAGCCACAAAGCAAATGCTTTCATTGTGCCGGTTGGTATATTGTTAAATTTAAAAACTGGGTTGTAACACAATGCCCAAAATTGATTACAATTGAACGGTATGAATATCATGGACCATTTAAAACTAAAGCGGAATTAAATAAATTCAAATGCAATCTAAAATAAACACTACGCCAATAACGCAATATATTCAAATGCTTAGAGCAGCTGAATTGAGCCAACAAAAAGAATTAAAAATCCCTATTCAGCAAGCTAGGTTACTTAACCTTGCATTAGCTGAAATGATGGAAAAAATAAACAGAGATTATGAAAGCTTATTTCATGATTTAAAAAAATCTATTGACACAGAAGTAATTTCTGTTAGAATGGATGGCGGTGGTTTCGAAGAGTAATTTAGATAAATACGTAGTTAATTGGGGGAACAATGAGTAGACCAAAACCACACGTATTATTAGAATACATCAATAAGAAAACCTATAAAACGGATCAGATACTTGAAGCAGATGAAAATGCTATATGGGCTGTATTTTATAAAAAATCAGCTTTTAATTTAAAAACATTTAACGGATTGACGAGTCATCCTGGTCCAAAATATAAAAAAACCAGCTTTTCAAATCCTGGTCATGCCCATAATTTAGCTAAAAGGCTGAATGAACAATTTGGGTGTACTGATTTTGAAGTGTTTAAATTAACTACTGGGACAGTAGTAAAATGAATAGAATAGATTTAACAAAAGTATTTTTAAAACAGTGGAATGTAAGCACTGATGATGCAAATGTTAAATTTTATTCTAGAAAATGGTGGAAAGATAATAGAGCTACTAATAGTTCATGTAGATTAACGGAAGAAGGTCGTGACTTTCTTGTAAATACGCTACAAATAAAGGCATACGAAATTCCTTTTACAGAATCAATTGACAGTAGCCCACAAACTGTGATATACTTAGCTCGATTTATTGATTCACCATTTTTCCTAACTAACCACAGCATTACGGTTTTTTCGGAAATAAAGAGCTTTGAGTTACATTTATTTTCAGATGACATCAGAAAGTATGGTATAATAAAGTCTCTTAACGCTAGAATAGAAAAATTGAACAACAACAATTAAAAAATAGTTGACACGATTTACAACATGCAGTACAATATACACTTACTTTTTAACAACACACACTGAGGAAACAGAATGAGTGAAATCAACACCACAAGAACAGTCGGCCCTAAAGCAGCAAAGAAAGCGTTGGTAAAAGCTTTCAAACATAAAATCCCTGTCTTTATGTGGGGTCCTCCAGGTATTGGTAAATCTGATCTTATCAAACAAATTGGTGCAGATACCGATTCTCATGTAATCGATGTTCGTTTGTCACTGTGGGATCCAACTGACATCAAAGGTGTTCCATATTTTGATGATAAAACTTCAACAATGAAATGGGCTCCACCTGAAGAATTACCAAGCTTATGGTTTGCTGACCAATTCTCTCGAATCATTTTGTTCTTGGATGAAATGAACTCAGCGGCACCAAGCGTTCAGGCAGCAGCCTATCAATTGGTATTGAACCGTAGAGTTGGTACTTATACATTACCAGATAACGTTGTGATTGTTGCAGCCGGTAACCGTGAAGGTGACAAAGGTGTTACCTATAAAATGCCAGCTCCTCTTTCAAACCGTTTTACTCACCTTGAACTAACTCACTCGTTTGATGACTGGTTCGAATGGGCTACTGAAAACAAAATCAACAAAGACGTTGTTGGTTACTTGAACTGGTCGAAAGGTGATTTATACAACTTTGATCCAAGAACTAGCTCTAGAGCGTTTGCAACTCCACGTTCATGGTCATTCGTTAGCACTTTGTTATCTGAAAATGATACCGATGATGCAACATTAATGACATTGATGGCAGGTTCTGTTGGTGATGGTACTGCAACAAAGTTTGCCGGTTATCAAAAATTGGTTGGTAAAATGCCAAACCCATCTGATATCTTGAAAGGTAAAGTTACAAAACTTGACTACAAAGAAATTTCAGCAATGTACTCGTTAACAGTTGGTATGTGTTACGAGTTGAAAGATGGATGTGACCGCAAAGATCCAGATTGGAACTTGCAAGTCAATAACTTCTTCCAATTCATGATGGACAACTTTGAAACTGAGTTGGTTGTAATGGGCGCAAAAATTGCGTTGGCAACTTACAAATTGCCATTGGACATCAATTCAATCAAATGCTTTATGGAATTCCATAAAAAATACGGCAAATTCATCGCCGCAGCAACCGGCAATTAATAGCCAATGGTGGTAGCTCACTGTGAGCTACCACCATTTTGATTTAAACATTACAGAGAAAACATATAATGTCAACTCCAACAATAGATGTACAAAAAATAACAGACAATATTATTACTGCCAGGGTTGGGTTACTCTTACAACATCCATTTTTTGGTACATTGGCAACTCGTCTAATTATCAAAGAAGGTGGGCCTTGGTGTAAAACTGCATCAACCGAAGGCCGCCATATTTTTTATAACAAGGAATTCTTTGCACCATTATCAGTTGCACATATCCAGTTTGTCCTAGCACATGAGATTCTACACAATGCATTTGATCATATGGGTAGACGTGAAGGTAGACATCCAAAAATTCACAACTGGGCAGCGGATTATTGCGTAAATGGTCAAATTGTTCGTGATAAAATTGGTGACTGGAAAATTCCAGGGATCAACATCCTGCACGATACACAATATTATGGCATGGGTTCAGAAGAAATCTATGATATTCTTAAAGATCAAAACGATGAACAATTGGACAAGCTGGGTGAATTATTAGATCAGCATATCGATTGGACTGAACCTGATGAAAATGATGATGGGTCTGGCAATGGCCGTCCGGTTTATACCAAAGACGAATTGTCCAGTATCCGTGATGAAATGCGGGAAGCAATCATGACAGCTGCACAGGCAGCTGGTGCTGGTAATACACCAGGATTGATTCAGCGTATGATCACAGACTTGGTTGAACCGAAAATGAATTGGCGTGAAATCTTACGTCAACAAATCCAAAGTGTAATAAAAAGTGATTATACTTGGATGAAACCTAGTAGAAAAGGTTGGCATTTGTCAGCAGTTCTCCCAGGAAGCAATGTTCAAGACACTATTGATATCTGCGTTTGTATTGATATGTCTGGGTCGATTAGTGATGAACAAGCACGTGATTTTTTAAGTGAAATCAAAGGTATTATGGAAGCGTATCAAGATTTCAAAATTAAATTGTGGTGTTTCGATACCCAAGTTTACAATGAACAAGATTTCGATGGTTATACCATTGATGAATTTGATTCATATCAACCAATGGGTGGTGGTGGAACAGATTTTGATGTAAACTGGGAATACATGAAAGATCATGATATCCAACCCAAAAAGTTCATCATGTTCACCGATGGTTACCCATGCGGTTCATGGGGTGATGAGTTATACTGTGATACTATTTTTATTATCCATGGTAATAATACAATTGTCCCACCATTTGGTGAATATGCGTATTATGAAGAGGTCAAGGCAAACTCATAATGGCAATAAAAAACGGCATTCCAAACCCGTTGAACTATTTTGATTTGCGGAGGGTAGAATATGCTCCTCCGCATTTCAAATACTTCATTATCAACAAGTACAATCCAACGTTATTCAAAAATCTTAATATATGGATTGAACAAAACCTAAATAGCAGATATTACATTGGCCAAGGAATAATGCTTGACAACAATCGTTCAATAGTGTATAATACACGTATTGGATTTGAAGATGAAATGGAAACAACATTCTTCGCACTATCTTGTCCACATATTCACGGGTAGTGCATCAACATATAGATATTAATTATAAGGAGATAATATGTCTAACGAAAATCAAACTGTAGAAGAAACAACAGTAGAAAACCAAGAGCAACAAACAGAACAAGGCAGTGATCTTAACATCAATGATTTAAACACATTACGTGCAATTATCGATTTAGCAAGTTCGCGCGGCGCATTCAAAACTGCTGAAATGGTTGCGGTTGGCTCTGCTTACAACAAATTAAATGCATTTTTAGAAAAAATTGCAAAACAATCAGAAGCAGCTAATGGTGAACAACCAACCGAAGGCGCTGCATAATGAGCGATATTAAACACGTAGGTAGGTACAAACTTACCAATAAAAAATGCATCGTTGCATATCGTACATTACCAGGTGATGCATATAATTGTCTGATCATTCCAACAGAAAGTTTGATTGATAGCTATCATGATAGTTTAATCAATCTGGTTGAAAGTAACACTGGGCAATCTGCATATGAATTTGCAGAAGCAATGTCTAGAACAAATTTTCCAGATGGTACTATTATGTTGGCGGCATTACATGCAAGTGGTAAATTAATCAAAGTACCAACTGATCATGTTGAAATGTTACCAAGACCAGGTGCGTCAATTCTGTTATCTGAATTGAATCAATATATCGCAGAACAGCGCGGTATCCCAGTTGATGAATTATCGTTAAAACCAACTGAAACCAAAAAAGAAAATGTTGATGTTACCGAAATCGGATCTGTTCATGATTTGGCGAATACCGAAGATGTGACAAAAACATCGTCAGCATCAGTAAATCAAGTTCCTGAAGAACCATTAACAGTAGAACAACAAGCTAAAAAATATCGATCAGAAGCGGATAGATTAGCAAAAGAAGCTGCAAATTTTAGAAGATTGGCAGAAGATTTAGTTCCAACTGTCAAAAAATCAAGAGCTAAAGCATGATAGGGAATAATAAAGATCTCCCATGCGAAATTGTTGATATTTGGCCAGAAATCTTTAATGAGGTAACGATAACAGCGTTACCTCTATTATATGTAGAAAAGGTTAGAATAAATTTTAAAGATGGTAAAACATGGGAACTAGGGATATCATCTAAAAATAATAAAAAAGACCTAAAAAAATTTGAAGAAGGTGTTTCAGAAATTTTGAAAACATATGATGAATTTATTGAAGAAGTTGATGTAAAAATTAACACTGGAAAGGTCAGAAAAGACGTTGAAAAATCTATTAAACGGATGTTAAAGAAGATTAAACTATGAAAGTTAAACTAATATCATATTCACAACCAACAGAAGAAGTTACTGAATCTGGCATCGAAGATGCACAAGATTTAGTTGCATTCTGTGCAAGAGTATCAAATCCTTCCAATCAGTATAATACCGAAACCAGTGACAAATTGATTAGGTATCTTATTAAACATGCCCACTGGAGTCCATTAGAGATGATTAGTGCGTGTTTAGAGATTGAGACTACCCGTGACATTGCTAGACAAATATTGCGTCATCGTAGCTTCAGTTTTCAAGAATTTAGTCAACGATACGCGGATCCAACAAAAGATATGAATTTTGTAATTCGCGAAGCTAGGTTTCAAGATTTGAAAAATAGACAAAATTCAATTGTCTTAGATGTTACCAATCCAGAACATCGTGAATTAGCACGTATCTGGGAAGAAAAACAACAAGAAGTAATCAATACTGCTAAATCAGCGTATACATGGGCAGTTAGTAATGGTATTGCAAAAGAACAAGCTAGATCAGTTCTCCCAGAAGGTAATACCGAAAGTCGCATGTATATCAATGGCACATTGCGTTCTTGGATTCATTTTATTCAAGTTAGAACAGATGAATCAACACAAAAAGAACACCGTGAAATTGCACTAGAATGTGCAAAAGCCATTACCAAAATATTTCCAATGGCTGATGAGTTTGTTTATAAAGAACCAGAACCGATTAAACGATCCTGGTTTTCAAAACTTTTTAAACTATTTAAGTAATACAAAAATGCCGGGATTATCCCGGCATTTTTTAGTATTTGATATAAACAATACCAGCTGTTCCAGCATTACTACCTGCTGTACTCGTCCACCCAGAAGGTACTAGTGATTGTCCATTTGCACCAGAATATGCGCCGTAATCATCATTAGTAGTTGGACCTCCGGCGCCGCCATATTGGTAGCCGCCGCCGCCGCCACCGCCGCCGCCGCCATCAGCCCCTCCTTTGTCACCACCTGATGCGCCGGTCGTAGTGCTAGAAGTACCAGTAATTTGTCCATATCCATGCGAATTTCGGCCAGCGCCTCCTCCTCCTCCGCCGCCTCCAGCAACTGCTATTATATTTCCATTAACTAATACAAATGATGCGCCACCACCACCACCACCACTACCAGATGTACCATGTGTTCCAGAAGAACCACCTCTACCACCAGAAAAGCTTGTAGAACTGCCTATACTAGCACCTGCAACGCCACCAGCAGTTTCAGTCCCTGTTCCACCGTTTCCGCCTAATCCGCCAATACCGGCTGTAATCACTTGTCCAGGTGTTACAGTTAAATACCCGGACACATAATCACCTGCAAATCCTGCATGTCCTGAATAATCACCATCCCCAGATCCAGATCCACCTGACCCACCAGTAATTTGTACAAGAATTGTAGTTACACCAGCTGGTACAGTAAATGTATGACTACCATATGTGGTCCAATTATATATAGTTTCAGGAATCTGTGTAATAGCCATCCATCCATGATACTGAACTAATCCAGCACGAGCCCTATCTGCAATTGCGGCAGGTGGGTATATGGCTTGTGTACCGGCATAACTAATAGAATATCCACGATGATCAATATTATACCAGACATTATATCCACCAGGACCATCCCCATCATAATTACCACCAGAATTAGCAATACCAGATGTCCCTTGGCGAACAACACCACCTGTGTTAGATGCATCAATGGTCGCACTACCAGGACCGCCAACAGTTTGTCCGCTTGCCATTGGGCCTTGGTCACATATAAATACACGGGTACCATTATAGGTAAATGAGGTAGGAGTGCCAGGTGTACCATAGCCACTGTTAGTCCATTGAACCCCAAAACCACCACCATCTCCTATAACGATTGATGTTGAGGTACCTGGTACTACTTGGTATGCTACACCATCTACACCACCACCAGACCCACCAGGTACTGCCCATGTCCCATAACCGCTATCATGCCATCCATAACTACCACCACCACCACCAACTGCAGATATAACCAATCTAGATACACTAGAAGGCACGGTCCATGCAAATGTTCCAGGAGTTGAATAATAGCTTGTAGCAACCGCACCCAATGTAACAGCAACAGATTCAGCAACAGTAGTCCCATTATTCTTCAATTTTACCGTAAATACCTGCGATGCTCTGGCGTCAGTCCCAGTATTTTTAGATGTTAAACTGAATGATCCAGTACCATTTGTCAACGTAATTGGGCCACCACTTAAAATATTTTCTTCAAATTCATCTGCAGTCATACCACTTGTTTCTATTGCCCATGTAATAGATGATTCAACTGGTAGTTGTTTTGATGCTATACTGAACATCACAACATTTCCTGGGGCAATTGATAATGCTGATGGTGAAATATAATACTGTGATATTGGGGCACCGCCTATAAATGTATTATTGTTACCATAAGAACTATCTAATATCACAGCTGGTACTGAAACATTGTTTCCGGTTGGAGTTGTTTGATTAATCATACTTAATAAAGTACCATTAACATTTGTATCAGCATCAGAGCCATCCCCATCATTAAATGTAACAGTAGCAATTATTTGTGAATTATCAGAAGTTTTTCTAACCGAAATTTTATAACTATTTAATGAGTACGTTACTGGGTGTGCTTCAAATACTACCAAATCATTAGTTGTTAATGAACTCCATCCAAGATTATTAGAAGATCCAGACCATTTTGTAAATGTGTTTCCAAACTTAACAACACCAATGTCGGAAAGAAATGATTGCCATGCCAGGTTTTTAACAGTTGATGTTGCACCAACTATACTCGATGAAAAATCAATAGTGCCACCAGCATTAAAAAAATATCTTAAATTAGTGGTAGATCCTGGTGTTGCATTGTTACCTGTAATTGCAATTACATGGACCAACGCATTATTCCATTCCGAAGTGTAGGTTTTTGAAGTAATCGAATTTGCAGTAGTATTTGATTGTGACACAGATGTTGCAATCAATAACCGATCTGCAGTAATAATATTTGAAAAATTATCATATTGATTTCGGATAGCTTCAGTGATTGTTGTTCCAGTGGTCACTATCACTAAATTCCCACCATCTAACGCGGTAGTCGAGCCAACTGTAAATCCAGTTTGATGTTGTCTGGCTTTAACCATATCATTACGAAGTTCAACCCATTCCACATGTGATATCAAATCACCGGTAACCGGTGTGGTAGAAGTAACTTGCTGACCGTAGCCACTATCCCCAGAACCAGTTCCAAAAACTGCATCTACTTTATTTTTTATACTTGTATAATCACTTAGTTGGATTTTTTTCCCTTGTCCAGCTGCCATATTTTTTCCTTATAGAATAATCGCTTCAATTATTTTAACACCGGTGTCTACACTACTCTCAAGCGCAATTCCAAACATATTTTGTGTAGATTCTGAATATTGTGCTGCCCCATTAGGACCAGCAACCAATCGATCACCTTTGTTGATTTTTCCAATAACTTTTACGGGAACTCGGCCTTTTAACGCAATATATGTACCACCAACTAAATCCATATTCATCATAAATGCAGGATTGGTTGATACTACTCCAATGGCTCTAAAACCCATTTGACAAGCAGTAACTTCTTTATCACCACCTATCATCACAACTGTTCCAGCTTCATACGCTTGATCTGTTAGATATTTTTCAGCCAAGTCAGCATATCTTGCTTGAGTAGCTGTGCCATTAAATATATTTGCGGTTAAATTGCCTTCTGCATCTCTTGCTGCGATTGAATTAACTGTTGCAGCAGTATCTGCACCATGATAAGTGGCACCATTCCCTGTCCCAACCCGTAAGTTATCAGCTTTATCAGCAGTTGAATATACATATCCTGCATATATATTATTGTATTTAAAATCAGTTGATCCAATATTAGAAGTTAATGTTGCACCAGGTAAAATATCAGTAGCAACCAACTTCATTGGTGTTTTTAATCCATTTGACGTAGTATTAAATATAATAGTATCATTAAAAATATTTTCAATAGTTGGAATCATTGTATATGAACTAATAGTAGTACCATATGGAATTGATAGTTTTGTATTTACTGTCCAAGATGTACCAGACCCACTAACAATGTATGTACCAGTTGGAATACCAACACCCCATAAAAACTGACCAATTGCCACACCGGTACTGGCAGCAAGTGTTAATGTTTTATCAGCAATACCACCAGTTGTTGTCCATATCGCAGTATCAGTTGTCATGGGCTTGTTATATACATGCAACTTTGCGGTTGGTAACCCAACATTAAACCCAGTATCAGCAAATATTGCACTATTACCACTTTGCTGTACAAATATACTAGCATCAACCC